TCAGGCCTCCTGAATGTCGTGATATTCTTCGCACGCCTGTAGCGTGTTTTGAATCAGTGTAGCAACGGTCATCGGGCCAACGCCGCCCGGGACTGGCGTAATGTATGACGCGCGTTCTGCGGCATCTTCAAAGACGACGTCTCCGACCACTTTGCCGCTTTCCAGACGGTTAATACCGACATCCACAACGATGGCGCCTTCTTTGATCCACTCGCCCGGAATAAAGCCCGGTTTACCGACCGCAACAATCAGCAGGTCAGCATTTTCGACATGCTGACGTAAATTCCGGGTGAAGCGGTGGGTCACGGTAGTCGTGCAGCCCGCCAGCAGCAGTTCCATGCTCATCGGACGGCCGACGATGTTCGATGCGCCAATCACCACGGCGTTCAGGCCATAGGTGTCGATATTGTAACGCTCAAGCAGAGTGACGATTCCGCGCGGTGTGCACGGGCGCAGACGCGGGGCGCGCTGGCACAGGCGGCCGACGTTGTAGGGGTGGAAACCGTCAACATCTTTGTCCGGGGCGATACGCTCCAGTACTTTCACGTTATCAATTCCGGCAGGCAGCGGCAGCTGTACCAGAATACCGTCGATAGTGGTATCGGCATTCAGCGTATCAATAAGCTCCAGTAATTCCGCCTCGCTGGTGGTTTCCGGGAGATCGTATGAGCGGGAGACAAATCCCACCTCTTCACACGCTTTGCGCTTGCTGCCGACATAAATCTGCGACGCCGGGTTACTGCCGACCAGTACAACGGCTAACCCTGGGGCGCGTTTTCCGGCCGCAGTGCGGGCCTTCACTTTTTCCGCAACCTCAGAGCGTACCTGCTGCGCAATCGTTTTACCGTCAATAATTTTTGCTGCCATCAGAGAGAGGATTCCATCTGTATCGTATCGAAAGGGGGATGCGGATATTTTGTCAGAAGCCAGCCTCGCTGTCAGTCCTCGTTTGAGTTTTTATCCCTCTTTGAGCAAACTCAGGGCTAAAAACACCGCTGTTTAAAGGGCTATTGGGGGCATTTTGGGGGCGTCAGGACTCTTTATTGTTATCGCCGATGTATCAGTACTGAAAACCGGCGCCGGGCGATCTTTGCACAACCTTTGTTTTATATGTAGGCAAGTTAGTTATGCTGCCGCAGTTTGATGGCAAAATGCATTGACTCACTGAGCGTTGACCGTATAATTCCAGGCGGTTTCACTCGTCGAAGCATCCGCATTTCAGTGCGCCCTTAGCTCAGCTGGATAGAGCAACGGCCTTCTAAGCCGTAGGTCACAGGTTCGAACCCTGTAGGGCGTACCATTCTCACTTCTCTTAACGTCTCCTGAAGTCTACCAAACCCAGCATGCACGCGTCGTTCGACAATATCTCATTATCTCAACGTCTAGTATGGTCTATTGAAATCTACATTCATGTGGGGGTACATTTGGGGGTAGATTCCTGTTCAATGAAATGAGATACCCCCAAAATGAAGCTCACAGCCCGCCAGGTCGACACATCCAAGCCCAAGGACAAACCCTATAAGCTGTCTGATGGCGGTGGTCTTTATCTTCTGGTGAACCCCAATGGCTCGCGATACTGGCGTCTGAAGTACCGCATCGCTGGTAAAGAGAAGCTACTGGCGTTGGGGGTATATCCTGATATCACTTTGGCGGAAGCCAGACAGAAGCGTGCGGATGCAAAAAAGGTTCTTGCTGCAGGTGGTGATCCGGGACAGGAGAAGCAGGAAGAGAAACAAGCGAAAGAGAAGGCTGTGGCAAACAGCTTTGAGCGCCTGGCCATGGAATGGCATTCCCATAAAAGCACATCGTGGTCAGAAGGCTATGCCGAGCATCTCCTGATGTACCTGAAGAAAGACATCTTCCCCTTCATCGGGCAAAAGGCGATTACGGATATCAGCCAGGTTGAAATGCTTAACGTCCTGAGAAAGATGGAACAACGTGGCGTTCTGGATAAACTGAAGAAAACCCGTCAGGCCTGCCGGCAGATATTCACCTACGCCATTATTACCGGTAGAGCGGAGCACAACCCTGTATCCGATCTGGCTGGCGCGCTGAAGTCGCCCAAGCAACAGCACTACCCACACCTTTTAGTCGACCAGATCCCGGATTTTCTCCGTGCGCTAAGTGAATACAGCGGCAGCATCATCACCCGCAATGCCACTCGACTGTTAATGCTTACCGGGCTCAGGACAATTGAGCTCCGTGCTTCTGAATGGGTTGATATCGACTTTGACAAAGGAGTCTGGAACATCCCCGCAGAGCGAATGAAGATGCGGCGCCCACATCTCGTACCTCTTTCGATTCAGGTTCGCGAGTTGCTAGAAGAGATCCACCAGCTTACCGGGCGAGGGAAGTATGTTTTCCCCGGGCGGAATGACGCCGGCAAGCCAATGAGCGAGGCCAGTATTAACCAGGTGATTAAGCGTATTGGCTATGACGGTAAAGCGACCGGGCACGGCTTCAGGCACACCATGAGTACCATCCTCCACGAGCAAGGCTACAACACCGCCTGGATTGAAACCCAACTGGCGCACGTCGATAAAAACTCAATCCGCGGTACCTACAATCACGCCCAGTATCTGGACGGCCGCCGGGAAATGCTCCAGTGGTATGCCGACTATATGGCAGCGCTTGAGAACGGTGAAAATGTGGTGCATGGCTCGTTCGGAAAACGTGCATAACTGGATGCATAGACAGTATATGCAGACGATAGTAGACTTAGGTAGACGAACAAAGAATAGGCCATGTCTAGGATGATCCCCGAAAACCCGTAAACCTATGCGGGCTGGCATAGCCGCCAAAGTTGAGGTGCGAGAGGTGGCTTGATGGTTAGTGATAAACTTCTAAAAATAAAGAAATGGATAGGTCTTGATGAGGCTGCTGAGCGGCTCTCGTCTATAGTCGAGGGCCGCGTTACTGTTTTGGATTTGATAGAATTAGGCCTATCTCGAGACCTGACATTGTCAGTGAGATTGCCTTATGGAGAAAAATTTGTGGGTCGAAAAATGGCTTACAAAGAAGTTCCAATTATTAACCATTATCAGGAAATTTTTCTGTTTAGGTTGTCGTGTGAAAAAAACCTGAAATGCTCAAGCAAAGAGGATGTACTTTCCGTATACGAGGAAGAGTTTAAGGCGTATTTGTTGGAAGAGTTTGAAAAGTCCGTTGAGAAACTGTCTGCCATACATGGTCCTGATTACAAAGAAATGACGCTAGAATCTTATCTTGAAAAAGGGGTTTTTGGAGATTATGAATATATAACTGGCCCTGAATATTTAACAGATGTGATTTATGATTTACCAATGATCGGAGCTGAGGTTTTGGACGTTCAGCAAATATACTCCATCAACAAGGGCTATGAATCAAAGGGGTTGATAAACATTAACGGACCATTCTTGCGGGATGCTGACGGGCAATTAATTAACCTTATGGAAGCATTTGAAAAAGGTAAAATAAAGAAAGATAAAAATGGGAATAAGCGGCTTTTTGAAATGGATGAGATGAATTTTTTCCCTACTGATGGGCTTCCGGTAAATAGTGAATTAGGTTTGCGCCCTGAAAATCTTATAGCTTTTGAGCGGAGTGTTACTGAAACCCCAGAACCTGGGGGGATTGGTTTCGGCTACTTGGTAGGGTCAATGTTAAGCGTTATGAAAAATACAAATAGTAAGCAACGGCGCTGGACTCAAGACCTGCTTAAAGAGGAATTAGTCGAGGCATGCCCTCACTTCACCCGCCGCGCTCTTGATGATTATTTTGCCGAAGCCAACAAAATATACAAAGACAAGTTCAATTAAATCAATTACATAGTTTCGCAGCGATAATAACAATTTCGTTGCGATGACTTGTTTTCTCCAGTCGGCTGTAATTGCTCCTGTTATCACAACGTCTACAGGAGCTTACAATGTCTGCAACACTCATTCGCTTACCAGAAGTTCAGCGTCGTACTGGATATAGTAAGGCTTGGTTATATCGCCTTATGAGCCAGCAGCGCTTTCCCTCACCAGTTAAAATCGGCACTCGTGCTATTGCTTTCGTTGAAAGTGAAATTGACGAGTGGGTTAATCAGCGTATTGCTGAGTCCCGCGGTGAGGTGGCCTGATGAAAAAAGAAAACCGCCCCGAACAGCAGGCGGCTAACACAGATACTCGCGGATCTGATGTTACGCCAGCCACCAGCTACAAACAAGCCCCACGGCGCACACCGAAGAAGCATCGCGCCCGCGTTTATATGCTGCGTACCGGCGTTGAGGGATGGACAGAGAACGATATCTTGCGCTACTGCCGGCTTTCTTCTGGCCGGAACTACGCCACAGAGCTGGAACGTGAACTGAGTATTTGCCTGGAGCGTCTGGAAGAGAAAAATCCGGATGGGATCAGTGCTCATATGCGTTACCGCTTTGCGTGCCGCAATGATGTGATGAAGGTTATCCAGTTCGTTAACCACATGGCCGCTATTAATCAGCACCGTGGGCTTTCTGTGCAGGATATTACCGACATTCTGAACCTCTACCCGGACAGCCTCACCGCCGCATAACGGAGCCTGACAAATGAAAATAGAAAAAAGCCGATTCAATTCGGAGGCCGCCCCTCAACCTGACGTTAACCAGGGCGCAATTAACGGTGACAACTTTGCCGCCGTTGTCCCTGTTATTTCCGGTCAGATTGGCGGGCGCGAAACCAATATGGCGAGCGCCAGAGCACTGCATAAAGCGCTGGGCGTGGGTCGAGACTTCACCACCTGGATTAAAGGGCGCATTAGTCAGTATGGTTTTGCTGCAGGTGTAGATTACATCACCGTTGAAAATTTGAGCTCACCCGTTTCGGGGAGCGCAAAATTTCGCCAGCAAATCGAGCATGATTATCTTCTCTCGCTGAACATGGCTAAAGAAGTGGCAATGGTTGAGCGCAACGAACAGGGCCGCGCCGTCCGCCGCTATTTCATCCAGTGCGAGGAAGCGTTACAGCTGAGTGCGCCAGAAATCGCCGCGAAGTACCGCCGCCACCTCAAAGCCCGCATTGGTGCTGCCAACCTCTTTAAGCCGATGTGCGCCGCTCTGGATGCTGCCCGCGCAGAACAGGGGAAAGAGACGCAAGGCCGCCACTACAGCAACGAAAGCAACATGATCGCCCGCATCGTGCTGGGTGGCATGACCGCTAAGCAGTGGGCGCAGGTGAACGGTATCGACGGCGAACCTCGCGATAGCATGAGCGCCGGCCAACTGGAGCACCTCAGCTATCTGGAGAGCACCAACATCACGTTGATCGATATGGGTATGCAGTACGGCCAGCGCAAAGCGGAATTAACCCGCCTGTCTCAGCGCTGGCTGGCTAAACGCATGGGGGTTAACGATGAATAAGCCCACCAGCACGCGGACGCATCAGGCGTCATTTTATGCCGGAGATCGAGACAGCGGGAGAGCACCCTATCAGCATAATAATTCGCTGAAAAATGAGGGGTACTCCTGCGGGCCTAAAGCGGGAAATTCTGGCGTTTTCAAATTGGCCGGATTTTATGGCTGTTTGCTGGTGGTGATCGGTAACGGTGCCGACCGCCAAAAGAAAAAGGGCAGAATTCTGCCCTTGGGTACCAAAGCCCGAATTCGGGCTTTGAGTCATTCCGATTCTTTGGGCTTCTTGCGCTGCCGGCGCTGTAGTTCGTCACGCGCAACGCTGATGATCTGCTGGATTTCCTCACCAGCTCTCGTGCCGATTTCTTCAACACGCGTCAGCGCATCGAGGGAGGATAGCAGTAAGGCTTCCTCGTTTCCTTCAGTCTGCCTGCGGGCGATTTCTCCCTGCATCGCGGAGACGATAAACCCGGCAGAGGATTCACCATCATGCTTTAACGATTCCATGTTGGATACCACCTCGTGCGGAACCCTGACTGTGAAAAGCTGCGACTTTGTATTCTTGTTTGCTGAAGACATTGGCATAACTCCATCGGTTTTGTGTGTTTCAGTATACTCAAAAATGAAATACAAAAAAGCCTTGACCTGTGTTTCACATAAATCTAAAGTGAAATACATGTTATCCACAGGTAGAACACAGCAAGAGCACAGTTGGATCACAGAAACGGCGAAGCCCAGAGGTGCGCTAACACCTTCCGGGCTTCTGACCACCACCGTTAGCGTAGATAACGAGGTAGCTATGTCAAATCGTATCACACCCCCTGCAGGGCGGGCATCACTCAGCCCTAATTTATTCCTCTGGCGCTTTCTGGCGCTCAACCGCCACGACAAAAAGGCCATGCCCTGCCGCCTGTCTGTCGAGGCCGCAACCGAACGCGAAGCCCGCCGCATTCTGGCGCCGCACTTCATCCTTTCGCTGGCCGCACGTCTGCCGGTGGCGGAGGTGGCAGCATGAGCCTGTATAACGATTTAGTCCGCCACGAGTTCGGCAAAGGCGCTACCGATGATGAGCTGGAAAGCATGCAGAGCCGCGCAGAAGAGGCCGTGAGTGATTTGGTGCTGGGCATTACTGCCATTGGCAACCTGATGTTCTGGGCTACGGACAATGAAAACTACGCCGAGGAAATCGCAAGGGGCGACATGCGCAAAATAGGCGCAATGCTGGGCACGGTTGGAGAGGTAGTGCTGGCGCTGAGCGATTCCGCGGCGAATGCGGGCTTTTCTCGCTCGAACTGCGGGAAGGGATCAGAAGCGAGGGCGGGCAAATGAATATAAACGCTATATATCGCCATCCTGCAGATCTTGAGGCCGAGGCGATGCTATCCCGCGAACAGCCGTACCCTGACTCTTTCACGCTGGCAGAGCGTACCGCAGAACGTATGACCCGCGCCCGAAATGGTCTAGCTCACGTTATGACTGATTTATCCTCACACCTCGACGCTGAGCAAGCCGCCATTGTGCATTGCTGGCTGGATAAAGTCCTGGCGATTGTCGATATAACCCGAATTGATGCGGAGGCCAGTTTATGAGCGGAAAAATCACAATGAAAAGAGATGTTTTCGAGGTCATCACTGATGCTGAGCATGCCATTGGCTACACCAATCAGGCGCTGGTGGTTCTTGACCTATGGCTGGATAGCATGGGCATTGAAGACGATACCGAAGCGAACCGTATCGCGGCGGTTCACAGCCTTGTGCATGAGTCCCTGACCTGGCTTAAAAAAGCAACCGGCATCAACGAGGAATAAACGATGGTGAAAAGCAATTCTGGCGCAGCTGCCGGCGGTTTCGCTCACCCCGAAATCCTCCCCGGCGATAAATGGGCGGATAACAGCGGTGTACGGGTAATTATCGAAAGCTGCCAGTTCAACAGGGTTAAGTTTTACCGCGAAGGCTATCAGTCGCCGTGTATTTACCCCGAGCAGCGGTTTATCAAAGAGTTTTCACCGGCAAAAGGAACGGGTCATGAATAAACACTTTTCTCCGGAGGCTGGCCCTGATGGCGTTATTACCGCATCCGGGCTGGTGGACTTTCTTTCGGTAACGGAAAGCCTCATCCGTGGTGATTATGACCGCAACCCGGAGGAAGGCATGGGCCTTGCCTGTGCAGCGCTGGATGGTGTGGCCCTGACATGGTTCGCGGCAGCGCCAGAACAACATGCTGCTCTCTGGCGGTGGATTGTGGCGGCGGCATTTGTCGAGGAACAGGTGAAAAATAACGGGAATATCGACGTAATGGGCGAAGATGGCCGCAAAGTTAAGGTTGCTCTCTATGCCGGTAAATGCGGCGCCATAACCGTTTACCCGGTAGTGGAGCGTGTTGCTCTGGCAAGCCAGGTTGAGGGGTACGCTTTACAGAAATACGGGCTTATAACCGGTATGGATCTGGCTATCCAGCATTACCAGACGATGCTCGAATGGCGTGATGGCACTTACTGCCTGTCAGATCATGGCCGGGATATTCTTTGCGACCTGCACGACAACCTTATCGCCACCATTCACGCCAGTGGTGTTCCTGCGATGCCAACGGAGCACTAAGCGTATGAAGCGTGCAATTGAGCTTATCCACGAAGTGAAGCGCCGGACTGCCGGAAGCTGGGAAAGCGTGCTGCCGCAGTGCGGGGTGACGGTTCCGCCGAAAGGTCGTCACGGACCCTGCGCCATCTGCGGCGGCTCTGACCGCTTTCACTTCATTGACGACCACGGCGGCGGCGAGTGGCATTGTCGCCAGTGTGACGAACCTAATCACGGCGACGGTCTGGATCTCATCGCCAGAGCGCATGGTATTACCATAACCGCAGCTGCGCAGAAGGTGGCTTCTGTGTTGGGTGTAGATGCCCGGACACCGGAACCGAAGCCGGCCAGAGAGAAGCCTCAAACGGATATTGCCGGCAAAGTCGCCGGGATGGCCGCTAAAGCCGCGTCCGGACAGTCAGCCTATCTCACATTAAAGGGGCTTCAGTGCCCCTTCCCGCTGATGCCTGACGGATCGCTGCTGATGGTGCTGAAAAACGGCGCTGGCGCAGTCACCGGCGCACAGGCGATTAAGCCAGACGGCAATAAGCGGCTGGTGGCCGGAACGGCGAAGAAAGGCTCCTTCTGTGTGGTTAACTCCGTTGAATCGCCGGAAACGGTGGTTATAGCTGAGGGGCTGGCAACCATGCTCTCAGTTAACCTGATGCGGCCCGATGCGCTGGCGGTCGTTGCCGTTGATGCCGGGAACCTACTGCCCGTAGCGGAGGTTATGCGCCGGCGATACCCGGAGGCGCGCATCATTATCGCTGCCGATAACGACATAAAGCCGGGAGAGCCAAATACAGGCAAAGAGGCTGCGGATAAAGCTGCTAAAGCCGTCTCTGGCTGGGTGGCTTTACCTCAATCTGAGGAGAAGTCCGACTGGAACGACTGCCACCAGCAGCAAGGGCTTGCAGCGGCTACAGCAGCATTTAACGATTCGATGTACCAGCCGGAGGGCGAAGAAGTGGTTGTAAAACTTAAGGCGATCGACGGCGGAAAAAAAGAGAAAAAATCAGGGCCACGAGGTGCCGAACTGAAACCCCGCATTGAGAGCCGTGATGATGGTATTTACTGGATAACGCCAAAGGTGGACAAAGACAGCGGCGAGATCATCAATAACGAAACGTGGCTGTGCTCTCCGCTTGAAGTGGTAGGGGCTGGCAGTGACGGGGCGGAACGCTATCTTGTTTTGCGCTGGCGTTCTCCGCGTGGCCACGAGGATATTATCAGGGCGATACCCTGCGCTGATATCGGAGAGCGTGAAGGCTGGCGCTCTCTAAAGGCTGGTGGGGTAAATGTGACGACGAAAAACACATTCCGGGCGATTCTGGCCGACTGGTTACAGCAGTGCGGGGCGGGGCATGAGTGGATTATCACCCATACCACTGGCTGGCATCATGGCGCATATATTATGCCTGATGGTGAGGTAATTGGTGATCCAGAGACGCCCATTCTCTTTAACGGTCGTAGTGCGGCATCTTCCGGTTATGCCGTTGCTGGTACGGCTACCAGTTGGCGGGATTCCGTCGCCCGTCTGGCCGGGGGCAATCCTTCCATGATGTTGGGCGTGGCCGCAGCGTTATCCGCGCCGCTTATTGGGCTGGTGGGTGCTGATGGTTTCGGTGTCCATCTGTTCGAGCAATCGAGCGCCGGTAAGACCACCACCGCCAATATTGCGAGCAGTCTGTGGGGTGAACCGGATGCTTTGCGGCTTACCTGGTACGGTACTGCGCTTGGCATCGCAAACGAAGCGGAGGCCCATAACGACAGCCTGTTACCGCTCGATGAGGTGGGGCAGGGCAGCAGTGCTAAAGACGTCGCCACATCGGCCTACACGCTGTTTAACGGTGCCGGGAAACTGCAGGGGGCTAAAGAAGGTGGCAATCGTGAGCTGAAACGCTGGCGCACCGTGGCGATCAGCACTGGAGAAATGGATATTGAAACCTTCCTGTCTGCTGGTGGGATAAGAGTTAAGGCGGGTCAGTTGGTGCGCCTTCTGAATATCCCGATGGAGAAATCCACGGTCTTTAACGGTCTGCCCAATGGCAAGGCTCATGCTGACGCGCTGAAAGAGGCATGGAACGGTAACCACGGCGCAGCAGGAAGAGAGTGGGTTAAATGGCTGGCGGCCCACCAGGAGGAAGCCAAACAGGCTGTGCGGGACGCGCAGACGCGCTGGCGTAGTCTCATTCCGGCTGATTATGGTGAGCAGGTACACCGAGTGGCCGAGCGTTTTGCCATCCTTGAAGCGGCGCTGGTAACTGGTACGCCGATCACTGGATGGAGTGAACAGGCGAGCCGTGACGCTATCCAGCATAGCTTTAACGCCTGGGTGAAAGAGTTCGGTACGGGGAACAAGGAACACCAGCAGATCATCGAGCAGTGCGAGGCGTTTCTGAATGCCTATGGTTTGAGCCGTTTCGCTCCGTTGCCTTATGACCCCACCAGCCTGCCAATCAGCAACCTTGCCGGGTACCGTAGGCGCAAGAGCAGCCATGACGACGCGCCGATGGTGTTCTACACGTTCCCTGCAGCGTTTGAGAAAGAGATTGCACAGGGGTTTAACGCAAGGCAGTTTGCGAGGGTTCTGGCCAATGCGGGTGTGCTGTCAACCTCCGCTGATGGCCAGCGCTTCCAGCAGAAATCACCGCGCGTTGATGGGCGGCAGATTAACGTTTACGTCCTTCAGTATCGTACCGATGAGGATAAGGAGTAGCTTACACATGTGAGTAATATTTTACGTGGTTCACGTAGTTCAGTCTGTATGGTTAAGTATTATGTATATGTTATTTAATAACTTTATATTGAAGAAATGAACCACGACTGAACCACGAAACAATGATTTTGAACCACGAATGTTCACGTTTGAACCACGAAGAAAATCAGCGACTGAGTGAACCACGTAAAAAATCCCTTACGTGGTTCAAAACAGGGGTTACGTGGTTCACGTTTCTGTAATTTATTAATATAAAACAACGGTCTTTACAAATTGAACCACGCAAACCACGTGAACCACGTTAGTTTTGTTTATATACGGTAAAAATGAGAGGTGTAAAAATGCTGGAAGCCGGAATGGTTGAGAAAAAATCAGCAGGTAGCGCAGCCCTCTGGATGCGTGAGGCCATAGAAGCAATAGATAAACAGTTTGGCGATGGCTATGCCAGAGAGCACCCTGAGCTGGTGGCGGGATTCATGCAGGCAGCAGCCATTGATCAGGCGGGAATGTATATCCGGTCACTTGTGGAAACGCTGGATTTATGGCCTGGATCGCTGACATAAGGCACAGAACGAACCGGTGAACATTTAAACGCCTGCTTTTTAACGCTACGGAGGCTCCGAAAATGACAGCACAAATATCAGCCTATGGGCGGCTGGTGGCCGACCCCGAGACCCGGACAACGGGAAAAGGTACAAGCATGGCGATGGCCCGACTGGCGGTATCGCTGCCGTGCAATGCGGCAGAGGACGGGCAGGCTACTTTCTGGCTGGGCGTTATTGCCTTTGGTAAACAGGCCGATGCGTTGGCTAAGCACCAGAAAGGTGACCTTGTGAGCGTAGCGGGCAATATGCAGCTTAACCAGTGGACGGGGCAGGATGGCGGTACCCAGCAGGGCTATCAGGTACTGGCAGACAGTGTGATCAGCGCCAGAACGGTACGCCCCGGTGGTAAGGTGGGGCTATGATAATGGACTACCTGCTGATGTCGTACATTGCACTTGCTTCCTGCTGGCCTGTGACGCTGATCCTGCTGCTGGTCGCCGCTGTCGTTTTACTGCATGCTGAACGGCGGGTGCTGCATGTGTCCATCGTTATCCTGGTTGGTTTTCTGGTCTTTGCTGCTTGGCAGTTCGGGGCGACTATGCGTAGCCCCTCTTCATTGCTGGTGGGCGTCGCAGGAAGCTTTGTATATCCTGTAGGGAAAGAAAGTCGCTAACCCCCTTCCAATTTCAGCCATCAATACCAGACCCCTTTCGTACCTGTGCAAATCAGTACAGCTTCTTTTTTCCTTAGCTCATAAATCAATCAATTTCCCTTCTGGTAACGATCGAATTTAATCTTTCATATTTTGCAATATAAGCAATGATCATTCCGTTATTTGCAATTATAATGGCTGTATAAATATCAGGGGGTGGCATATGTCCAGACAAAACGTAAACGTAAAACCGGTATTACTCAGTCATGAGCAGATAAAGGCGCTGAGTGACATTCAGGAGCAACACCGCAAAACATCCAGCATCGGCGTTGCGCCAACCATTCATGAGATTGCACGCGGCCTGATGGATAAGGCACTGGCGTCTCTCTCCGACGGAGCGAAAGTATGAATGCTGAAACTCTGAAGGACTTTTTTATTAGCCTTGGCTTCAAGGTGGATGACGCCGGGGCCAGAAAATTTGATGCCATCGTTACCGGCGCAACGCTCAAGGCTATTGAGCTCGGGGCAAAAGTAGAGCTGGCCGCTGCGTCTGTGGTGGCCTTTACCGCGAAAGTCGCCAGCGGTCTCGATAACCTGTACTGGGCCTCTCAGCGCACCGGCGCAACGGTGGAGGGCATCAAACGGATAGGCTTTGCAGTCAGCCAGATGGGGGGCAGCGTGGACGCCGCACGCGGCTCTCTCGAAAGCCTGGCGCAGTTCATCCGCACCAGCCCCGGCGCAGAGGGTTTCCTTAATCGCCTTGGCGTACAGACCCGTGACGCCAGCGGCAATATGCGAGATATGGCCAGCATCTTTACCGGCGTCGGCCAGCGTCTCAGCAGCATGCCGTACTACCGTGCAAACCAGTACGCACAGATGCTCGGCATGGATGAAAACACGCTGCTGGCAATGCGTCGCGGTATCGGTGAGTACATGGGCCAGTACAACGCCATGAAAAAGGCCATCGGTTTTAACCCGGATCAGGCAGCAGCGGCATCCAACCGGTTTATGACCTCGCTGCGGTCGTTCGGCGAAATGGCCGGCATGGCACGCGACAAAATCGGCTCTAACCTCGCTGGTGGTCTCGCCGGCGCCATTGATAACCTTCGCCGCCAGATCCTCGATAACTTCCCGAAAATAGAGCGCACCATTAACGCAGTGGTGAAGGGTATTCTTTGGATGGGGGAGGCCGTCGGACGGGTGGTCTATCGTCTGATACAGGCCGCGGGTGATATCCGGGACTGGTGGAAAGGGCTTGATGAAGACTCCAGGAAACTCATCGGCACGCTGGGTGGAATGCTGGTGCTCTGGCGCCTTCTGAACGCCGCTATGCTCGCCTCTCCGATTACTTGGGTGCTTGGTCTTGCGGGCGCAATGCTGCTGCTCTACGACGATTACAGGACGTGGAAAGAAGGCGGTAAAAGCCTCATCGACTGGAAACAGTGGGAACCAGACATTGAAAAGGCCAAAGCGGCGATACTGTGGCTTCGCGACAAGCTGCTGGGTCTGAAGGATGATGTCGGCGGTTGGAAAAATGCCCTAGAGGGAATCGCTACCTTCATGGCTGGCGCATGGGTAGCTAAAATCATTGGCGCTCATTCTAAACTTATGGGACTTCCGATACCGCCCTGGCTGAAGCTTTGGGCGGTGTATGCCGGGTATATTGTCAGCGATAAAGACAACATATCTGACAGCGCTAAATCCTCATGGGATTACACCAAGCGCAATATCGGGGATGCTCTGGCTGCAATAGGCATTAAAACAGATCTTGGCCGGAAGGATGTCAGTGAGGTCCGCGATCACCCTGCATGGATGAATTGGTTACTCGGACCCGGAAAGATAATCCGTCAGGGGCAGAGTAACGGTGTGGTATATGGTCCCAATATTCAACCGGACATTCCCGGTGGCGGTGGCACTCTTGCCGACAGAAACAACAACCCCGGCAATATCCGCCCCGTGGGTGGGCAGGGTTTCCGAATGTTCCGGTCAGCTATCCACGGCTGGGAAGCGATGAAAAACCAGCTGATGCGCTACTTCACCGGAAAAACGACTGGCCGCCGCCTGCAGACCATCATGGATATCGTCAGCACCTGGGCGCCGGCGGGCGACAACAACGACCCGCAGCAGTATGCACGTCAGGTTGCAGGATGGATGGGGGTGTCGCCGACGGCGGCGCTTAACCTGTCCGATCCAAATACGATGGGGGCTCTTATGCAGTCAATGGCCCGCAAAGAGGGCTATTCGAACTGGAACAGTCCGTTGGCTCATCAGGCTGCAGGGGCAACGCTGAATCAGGAAACCAATATCCATATTCACGGCGTCAATAATCCACGAGAGGCGGCCAATCTGGTGGTCGAAAGACAGAATGCCGTAAACAATCGTGCAACTCAGGATCTGGCGGGGGGCAACTGATGGATATTCTTTCAACGCTGTTCCAGCAGCATTCCCGCAATATCGGGATTATCGTGCCGGATGTGGTGGTTTCTGAAAAACACAGCGATGTGCTGGAAATTACCGAGCATCCCGTAGAGAAGGTCACCAGCTCAGGAACGGGTGTTATGACAGACCACGCCTACCGCCGTCCGTCAGAAGTGGTAATGGATATTGGCTTTGCGGGTGGCGGTTCGCTGCTCGACCTGTTTGACACCACCAGCTTTGGCATTAAAGCGAAGCTGAGCCCGAGAGAGGTTTATCAGCAAATCCTCGACCTGCAGCGCTCGCGGGAGCCGTTCGACGTCACCACGGGCAAGCGGCTGTATACCAACATGCTGATCCGCGCGCTGGAGGTCACCACCGATCGCACCAGCGAAAACGTCCTGCGTGCCGTTGTTACCCTGCGCGAAGTCATCATCACACAGACTCAGAGTATTACGGTGGCCGACAAAGCTGATATGGCACTCGGCGTTAATACCTCGGCAGTCCAGAACAAAGGTGTGAAAAACCCGGTTCCGGTCGATGAATCATTAATCTACAAACTCAGCAAACTGGCAGGTGTAAAATGAGCGTGACTGAAATTCCTTTAAGCCCGGACAGCCAGACGTTCAGCACAACCCTGAACGGTACGCAATACCAGATGCGTGTTGTATGGCGCGGCTCCTGCTGGTTCCTCGACCTGATGGACAGCACCGGTACGATGATGATTGGCGGCATTCCGCTGATCACCGGCGCCGACCTGCTGGCGCAATATCACTATCTAAATCTGGGATTCTTGCTGTATGTGGTCTGTGATGACCCGGCTAGCGAAAACCCCACTCAGTTTGATCTCGGCATTAACAGCCACCTTTACGCAGAGACAGAGGAATAACCATGTCAAAGAACTGGATGCGGCATTTCGAGCTGGTGCTCACCGATAACGAAGGCAAGGGCCTGGTGCTCAGCGAGTTTAAAGCGACGTTCGAAATCGAATGGAACGATAATAAATGGCCCAGCGTGGCGACCGTGCGTGTGTATAACGTGTCCAGCGAGACGGCAAACCGCATTATGGGCCGTGAGTTCTCGAAAATGAAAATCATCGCCGGGTACGATGGCATTGCGCCAGTTGTACCGGCCAGCGAAGTGGGCAAAGTTCATGAGGTGGATCCGTCTCAGGTCGGGCAAATGAACGGCGCCAATTATGGTGTGATTTTTAGCGGTGATATCCGCTTCACCGTCACCGGGAAAGATAACGTTACTGACAGTTGGGTTCAGGTTCAGGCCTGCGACGGTCAGGAGGCGTTCACGAAGGCGTTTATCAGCACGACCCTGGCGAAAGGGTACACTGTGAAAGATGTGTATAACGTGCTGATGCGTGCGCTTGAGCCCTTTGGTATTGTCGGCGGTGCGGTACCGGAATTCCCGTCTACGGTATTCCCACGCGGCCGCGTGCTGCATGGTACGGTTCAGCAGTACCTCGATAATGTGGCGCAGCAGTGTGGCGCCCGCTGGCAGTTTGCTTATGGCCGGGTAGATATGCTCACCGCTGATATGGCCATGCATAAGGCGGTTGTCCTGAATTCAGACACAGGGCTGGTGGGCATGCCGCAGCAGACGATCGGCGGCGGGGTTAACGTGAAATGCCTTATCAACCCGAACATCCGGCTGAATGGTCTTATCCAGCTGGATCAGACCTCCATCTACCGCGCTCAGTTGTCAGGCGAGCAGGTGAAACAGTCTGGCCCTATTATCGTCGATAACGTTAACGGCAATCAGGTGACTACCGGTCTGGCCCAGCGGCAGAACCCGGCCAGTATCGCGACGGATGGCGTTTATCTGGTGCGTTTTATCATCTATCGCGGCGATACGCGTGGGCAGGAGTGGTATATGGACATGGCATGCGAAGCGCGTGGCGCGGCGGACGTTTATAGTAAGGCTGCGGTCAGTGGAGGATTTTAAATGCTGAAGATTTGTTGTGCGTTTTTTTCGTTGCTTGTTCTGCTTGCATCGACCAGCGCTTTCTCGGCTGCGCGGTGTGGTCAGTTCTTTTTTACTATTGATGATTCGGGGAAGGGCATTGTTAATGGTGAAAAAGTGACTTCGCAAAAAGTTACTTTCCTGAAAACCCAAGGGGATTGGAACAACATCAAACTTGATATGACTCTGATGCCCGCCAGAGACGGCAATATGTACGGCTATGAGTTCATTAAGCAGAACGGTAAAGCCTTTCTAAACGTCGAACTGATCCGCCGGGTTATGGAAGAGCCCCGAATTATCGGAAGCTTCGACTGTAAACGCGTACCGGACTAAGGGGCAAAAGATGGCGAATATCAGACCTGCTGAACTCCAGGAAACACTGGAGCGAGTGAAAGACAAATCCGTAGCGAACGCCAGAACTGCCTTACCCGGCGTAATCTTGTCGTTTGATCCGGATACGGTGACCTGCTCCGTGTCGCTTTGCAGCAAATCGAGTAAGCCCGTACCGTACGAGGATATCAGCAAAACGGAGTCGATGGATTTTCCATTGCTGGTTGATCTGCCGGTGGTCTTCCCCCGCGGCGGTGGCGTTACGCTGACCTTCCCGCTGGCCGAGGGTGATGAATGCCTGGTTGTGTTTTCCGATCGCTGTATCGATTTCTGGTGGCAGAACGGCGGGGTGCAAGAGCTGGTGGACTGGCGTAGCCATGATTTATCGGATGCGTTTGTTATCCCTGGCCCACAGTCGCAGGCGAAGAAAATCAGCGGCATCAGTACTACGGCCGCGCAGTTGCGTACCGATGATGGTTCGGCATTCATTGAGGTGGCCGCCGGAGGGGATATCACTGCCACCACCGCCGGCAACGCGACTATTAACGCCCCGGAAATCATCCTTAACGGCAATGTGACGATTAACGGCAATGTGACGATTAACGGCAACCTGTCGCAAGGAATGGGTGAGGGCGGAGGCACTGCGACGATGAAAGGCCCGGTCACCGTAACCAACGATGTGACAGCAGGTGGTAAGAGCCTGATGACGCACACGCATGGAGGGGTTGAGACTGGCAGCGGGAATACAGGAGAGCCGCAGTAAGTTATTTTCCTCTGGCTGGCAATACTGGCCACCAGCGACAGGCGCAGGGATGCGCTACCGCCTTCATTGGTAAGAATTGGTAAGGTTAAAACGAGGTTTGCGCGCCACCGGCAGTGGCTCACAACTTTGCGCCTGCGCAGTTCGTACACGCCAATCAGCTGCGTACGTTTAACGTACGGACATCGTAACCTTTTGATAGAGTCGGTTATCGCGATTCGCGATAAATGGCTAACCCTCTGATTCTTTCGAAAACCTGCACCGCAGAAGCTCGCACAACTGGCTGATAACGCGTGATTATAACGATTCGTTAGAACCAGATAGCGCCAGCCGAGCTTACCGGCTCGCCTGAACTGGTGTGATGGGGTGTCATTTCTGCCCGAGCTGGTGGCTATCGGTTTCGACCAAATCCTCGATGAGTTGTGAGCTATCACCAGCAGTCATCAGGCCGCACTTTACAGCGCGCATTATTCTGGGTTATATGCGACTATTAACGACAGTAGATGGCGATAGACAAAAATAAACAGCAGGAGATTAGGATCATGGCAGTTACAACCCTAAATAGCGTGGCGGACTATCTGCTGTGCTTTGCTCAGGAGCACGGGGATGTTATGACGCCGCTGAAACTGCAAAAAATGGTGTTTTACGCCGATGCCTGGTACATGGCTCTGAACGATGGCGAAGAGTTGATCGCCGATCGGTTTGAGGCGTGGGTACATGGCCCCGTAGCAAGGGAGCTGTACATCCGGTTTGCTGACTATAAGTGGCAGCCGATCACCGGTGAAATAAAATGCCCGGAACTCACTAAGGACGTTACCGAGCATCTGGACGAAATTTATAAAGTCTTTGGCGGTTACTCGGCTTATGAGCTGGAGCAGATGACCCACCAGGAAGAGCCGTGGTTATTGGCTCGCGCAGGGATGCCATCTGATGCTCCGTGTCGAAATGATATCGACAAAGACGTCACCGCTAAATTCTACCGCGGCATGATGGATGCCTGACCGTGGGTAGAGGAAAGATTAAAGCAAGTAAGATTCCGGTGGCGGGCAATCAAATCGTCGCCGGAACGCCCAACCCCACCACGTCAACACTTAGCTTCTCTTTCCAGTACATTGATCCAGCCCATGCTAAGTTCGGTTTTGCAGGACAGGCGGCCGCTTACTTTTGCAAAGTGCTGGAGCGCCTTAAAGATATATCAAGCCTGACGCCGCTAGAGTTTACGACAAACCGAAATGCGGCACTCAAATCGCACTGTATCGAGTGGAAAGCTACCTCCGAGCCTGACGGCTTTACTCACCTTAACGAGCAGTTCCAGAGCTATACGCCTTATCAGTTCGCCATATCTCGCAATGAGCACGGGCGTATACACGGCTTTTTCATTGGCAATGTGTTCTACGTCGTGTGGCTCGACCCCAACCACCAGCTCTACCCCGGCGAATAGCCAACCCATTCTTTATTCGGAAAACTGCCAAAGGCGTGAACCGGGCTCAATCTGTATATGGGCAAAACAACGTTAAACGTAGTTGAGAGGTTCCGACGAATTCGCCGGCAGGTGTGAAGATGATGGAAAGAGCCATCATTAGGAAAAGCAACAAAGTCCAGCTTTGGACTGTAAGCCGGATTTGGCTTGCGTAAGGGTAGTGACTCAAAGTCACGAGGTTAACCAACTATCTCTGAGTGAGCCGGATATCCAACCCTCTTTAAGAGGGTAGGCAGGCACGGATCTGGACTGAGTTATCCACAAAATGGAAATGGTATAGCGATCCACTATCTCCCCATTCTGTGCGGCCTGAGGGCGTTAAATCGCAGTTCTCGCGAAAAACAGGATATGCCGCATTTTTACCCCTGTTGATATGCCGCACTTGGAGCCAGAGAGGGCGCGGTCTGCACGCCAGAAATTACCGCGTGATACGCCGCACCCGGATCGGAGAAATTGGATTTTGAACAAAAAATAATCACATTGACTTAGGCGGAAGTATGGCTCCTAAAAAAAGCTTCAGAAAAGCCTACGTCGGCATCGTTCTGGACATGGCCTTAGCCCCGCTAATATATACAAATGTTAACGTTTATCGTGGCTTGCTGGTGGGCGAATCTTTACATTTGTTGGCGGCGGAATACGACAAATTGCGACGTTTTCCCTGATACGAACGGAGCTGAATAGTGACAAATATAGACGTTTTCCCGGCAGGCCATTCACAACTGACCAGCCAGATCTTTACAAATCTTGGTGTACAAGCCTTTCTCAAATGCCGTCCCATTGATAGGATCAAACAGTAACGTTTTGGCGAAATTCTCCCTTTCCGGAAACAGGTAGCTAACATGCTTAAATCTGATGTCATTGAGTCGGCAATTGCTGAGATGGTCACGAAGCAGGGATACGCATTGAGCGCCGCTGATATGCTGGAGCTACGTTGTAGAGTGGCCGGTACGCTCGCAGCGAAGGAGCGCCACCGCCGGCGGATGATGGCCCCTGCCTACCAGTGGAAGAAGCCGGATAATCCGCGTCGCTAAAACACACGCGCAAATTCGCCTTCTATCGCCCCACCAGCGCCGTCTGTATCGCGTACCACTGAAACGGTACCCGGAAGCCCATAGCGGACAACTGTAGCGGTCGTCTCGCCGCCCAGAACGATACTCCGCGCCTCACGGCTCCGGTACCTCTCCAGCAACCCGTCTTTCACCATTGCTTCCAGCGTTCGCCTGGTGGATTCGAGCCAGTGCCGGTTATTGTTGATGCCTGTTCCATACAGCAGGTACGCCACGCCGGATACATCGAGCGGAGGTGCGCCGATCTCACACGTCACCCATTCCCGGTTATCCGGCTCAAAGTAGCTGAGTATCGTCTTTTTGCGGCTGGTTAGTCTCATGGTGGGAGATTCCTTAATGTAGGATAGTGCTATCATACATTAACAGAACGCCAGCAGGGTACATCCGGAAGTACGCAGACTGGTACGCAAAAAATAAAGTGCGTACCAGTGAAAAGCTGATGGGGTTTCCGGCGAGGTTTCCACTTACTGGAAAGTTTCCACTGGAAACCAGAAGCGGAAACCTGGTACATGCGCACTGCGCAGTAAATTGCGAATTGCGCAGTTTGCAAAATCAATGAGTAAACAGGCCCGTAACCCGCAGCGCCACTGGTATTTGCTGGTGGTGATTCGAAAAATATGTGCGCAATTCGCAGATTTAATGCTTAGAAATGCCAGGGCTTCAGCGTTCAATTGCGCAATAATTTGTATCGGAATGTACCGTTTATGCCGCCAAGAGGCGTTAAATGAAAAAACCTGACCAACAATCAAGATCCGGATGGGGCGGAAAGCGTACCGGCTCTGGCGCACCCTATGGCAACACGAACGCGGTTAAGCATGGAGAACGTAGCCGGCGGGCATTTTTTCCACTGGAAGGCGGAGATGAGCTCTCCCCGCTGGTAAAGAACAGGGTGCGGAACCTCTTGCTGGCTGAACACCTCGGCCTGCTCATACAAAGCGACCCGGAGTACGGAACAGAGGCATGGCGGGAAATGACGCTTCTCTACGGGATGATGAGCCTGCATACCGACCGCATCATGAGGCTGGAGCTGATGAAAGCAAAGGCTGACCTGGCCCGCGCCAGACTGGAGCTGATGAAAGCAAAGGCTGACCTGGCCCGCGCCAGACTGGAGCTGATGAAAGCAAAGGCTGACCTGGCCCGCGCCAGACTGGAGCTGATAAGGCTTAAAAAGCGTCTGCCTGCCAGATGAGTGATTTGCTGGCTGGTGGTTGTGAGAATTCTGGACAGTTCTGGACGGATGGGGAATATGGCGACATTAAAGGCTGAGTGCAAAATATTTATTGTTCAATCCATTGCGTGCTACGAAACGCCTTCTCAGGTCGTGGAGTCAGTAAGGGAGGCATTTGGCATTGAAATCACCCGCCAGCAGGTCGAATCACATGACCCGACGAAGGTCAGCAGCAATGGGCTGGCTCAAAAATGGGTAGATATATTCAACTTCACCCGCGAACGCTTCCGTAAAGAGACCTCGGACATTCCGATCGCCAACAAAGCCTATCGACTGCGTGTCCTCGACCGCATGGCTGTAAACGCCGAAAGCATGAAGAACTACGGAATGACGGCCGATATTCTGGAACAGGCCGCTAAAGAGGTCGGCGGAATGTACACCAGCCGGCTGAACGTTGAGCCTGCCAGCAAAAGCAGCAGTAACGCTCAGGCTCGGGCAACAGAGTTCGACCCACAGGAAGCCGCTGACACTTACAAAAAGATGATGAGTTGAATATGGATTATTTGGTCTGAGATTCAGCCACCAGCCTGACCTACCTTTTCTCGCAGGGTGCCACCAGCAGTTGCTAAAGATCAATATTGACTAATGTTTCAACGAATATCTTGGATGTTCATCTACAGCCCGGAGAGAGCCAAATGAACATCAAATTAGTCACGGTTTCCGTACTTGCTGCCGCTTTCGTCTTTATGTCAGATATGGCCATAGCCAAATCGAACCAGTTAACTGACGACCAGGTTAAGCAAAGAATTATCGACGACTCTATAGCATCCTACCCAGGCACCTGCGCTTGTCCGTTCAATACGGCACGGAACGGAAGCTCATGCGGCCGCCGCAGCGCCTGGAGCAAAGCGGGAGGATATTCGCCTGTCTGCTACAAGAAGGAGGTCTCGAAGGACATGGTAAAAGAGTGGCGCCAGCAGAATCAGTAA